CTTCTGCATTCCTCGGTGCAGAAGCGTTTGGGTTTGCGTTTGGGTATCTGTTCCAGCCGTTTGCCGCACTGGGGGCATTTTTCATATGAATCTGTTATTCCTTTTCGTTGCCTTTTGTTTCCGACACCCCTTGTAAAAACTGGGTTAATTCGGGTATATTCCGCATCATCGTCCAGCTATTGTCAGTTAAGCTGTACCGCCTTACCAGATTTCTGAAACCTTCCCTTGAGCCTCCAATAACAAAAACATCCGTGCCAATCCTTACCGCTTTCGCCCTGTAAATGTCATTTGGGCTGCCTGCCAAATCCAGCCATTCATTTGTTGCCGGGTTATATTTCCGCACCGAATTAACGGGTTCTCCGCCCCTGCCAAATACATACATTTCACCGTTGTATGTGATTGCCGATGTATGGCTTAAATCCGTAGGCGCACCTGTCAGCGTTTCCCATGTGTCTGTTTCCGGGATGTATTTGCCAAACGCACCCCAAATTCCCACAACAAATATTTCCGAGCCAATTACCGCCGCCGATGTATATCGAAGCGCAAAAGGCGCGGCTGTCAGCATTTCCCATGTATCAGCCGCAGGGGAATATTTTGTTACTTGCGTAAATGGTGATAATTGCCCTCCAAAAACGTAAATATTGCCGTCAAAAATGGCAGCGGTCGAATCCTCGGCACTGATTGGTCTGTCTGCCAGTTCCGTCCATTGTTCCGTTGCCGGGTTATACTTGAGTGTTTTCCTATATCCGAAAATCAAACCGCCCGCGCCAAATATATATAATTCGTTATTGTGAACGACAGAGGAAGTAAATGTTATCGGAAAATCTACGCCGTCCATATACTTCCATAACTGCCCGGAAGGGTTAAATCTGTAAACCGAGCCGACAGCGGTATTTAATGGGGTATATGTCAAAAATACGTTGTTCCCAATTAAATCTGCACCCCATACTGCCCTGTTAACTGGTGGGATTTTTCCCACGGTACTCCATACGTTTGTCAGCGGGTCGTATTCATGCACGTTAAAATCGGAATCGCCCACAATGTAAAGTTTGCCTCTGAATGCAGAAAATGACACACAGCGGCTTCCCGTTGGGCTGTCTGCCAGCGGGGTCCATGTGTCGGTAAGCGGATTATATTTCCGCAGATGGATATTATATTCACCCAATGCCGCCCAATCTAAATATGGGTTTCGCGTTGCTGTCAGTTTTTCTTCCGTTTTGGTTTCGATAATTTTTCCATCATCAACGGTATATGTTTCTGTGGCTTCCGGGTATAAACTATAATTTATGTCAGAATCTTCTTCCCCACCGCATAATGTGCAGTTTTGGGAATGAATCACCACATGGCCGGCCGGGTCGATTGTGTATGAATCGGCAATAACGCCATCCCCGCCGAGGGTGTATATTTCGCCGTTTAATTCCACCGATTTGGAATTCCTTGCCCCGGACGGACACGGTGCTAATGTTTTCCATAATTCCGTTGTGGGTGTGTACTTGCTTGTTTGGTTGTATGGTGCGACACCGCTTCCTACGGTGTATATTTCACCGCGAATTGCCACCGCCGATGATTTACTGTCTGCGTTTGGGCTGTTTGGCAATACATTCAAGCGGTCTACTGCTTTGGGAATTTCTACGTTAAACCCAAATTTCCCACCCATATTTAGGTTGTCAAGTAATGCCTTTATGAGTTCCGTGTTGGTTTTCACATCGTCAAGAGTGGGTTTATCTGCTATTTTTATTTCCATCATCTGCGGCTGCCCCCTTTTCGTCATACATAAAAATTAAAATGCCGTTTTCATCCACACGAAACCCATAATTAAACATTCCGTCACCTGTTGCGTGTGGGAGCGCGGCGGTTTTATGGTCGATAAACCCGGTGCCAATTTCTTTCATGTTTTCCACAAATGCGTCATGGTCATATGCGGTAAAATTCCTTGCTATCAAAACACCCGCACCCCATGCCCTTGCCGCCCCTTGGAAGCCGCGCACTACCGTCAGCACGGTTCCTGTTTTCGCTGTAAGTTTTACCGTTTCGGCATTTGCTGTATCTGCCCCAATAACCAAAAGGTTGGGAGCGTCCGGGATTTGCGCCGGGTCCAAAACATGGAGCGTTGTGTCTGTCGCGCTTACCGCCCCGGTTAAAGTTGTTTGTGTAGAATTTACCATTGCCGGATACATTTCTATCATTAAAAATCACCGCTCCCCCTGCTGTTTGTAAATATTTGAAGGAATATATTGGCCACAATCCGTGTTAAGGCTTGCGGGTTGTTTGCTGTTTCGGTTGGATATATCTCCACCGAATGGAAGGTATCTCTTGGAATCATGCCCTTGCCATCCGCTAAAACATTGGCAATATTTATATTTGTATGCGGTTCTACTTCTTGGATGAATCTGCCGTTTACAAAAAGCCGCCCCCGCGCCGCGCCGCCCGTTTTGAAAATCCCATATTCCACATCGTGCTTATGCGCCGGAATCGTCACGCTGTGGGTATGCCCTCTAATTTCCACCGTGTGGCTATGGCTTGGAATAGTCACTTGATGGGAATGGCCGGGAATGTTCACCGTATGGGAATGACCGGGTATCGGCACCACATGGGAATGACCGGGAATCGTTACCGTGTGGTTGTGGCTTGGAATCGGCACAGAATGGTTGTGGCCGGGTATCGTCACCGAGTGGTTATGTCCGGGTATTGTTACATTATGTGAATGCGCCGGGACGCTGTGTGTATGCGACATCCCATGGGAATGCGCGGGTACAATGGGAGATGCTGTAAACATATGAATGTGCGGGGGTGTTCCCGCACTATTCATTGCATCGGGTACGCCCCCTCCAAAAAGCCGCCATCTGCTAATAACTTCCGCTGCCACGCTTGTTGTGGTTATACTGCTTGAGCCGCTTGTCGCGCCGCCGCCGCTTGCGCTTGTTGTGTTTTGCTGGTTCTGTGTGCTGGTTGACGGCGATTGTGTCGCTTGCGAGGACGAAGTCGGTGTTTCCGCTAACCGTGTGCTTGACGAATGTGTTTCACTGTTTGTTGTGCTTGACGCTTGGGACTGCGTCTGGGTACTGCTGGAAGTCGGCGTTTGCGCCGATTGGGAAGTTGTTGTAAATGTCTGCTGCGATTCCGCGCTTGATGTATGGGTACTTGTGGTGCTTGTGGAAGCGGTCTGCACGTTGCTTTGTGTGCTTGCTACCCCTCGCGTGTGGGCGCGGAAGGGTTCAAACTGGAAATTCAATACACATGAATTTACCCGCACCATGCTTTCGGGTATATATATTTTCATCAATGCAGGATTTTCCTTATCGGCGTTATCTGCAAAACTTACCATGACTTGGTTTGTCGCGCCTTGCGCGTACAAATCGTTTATTAATGCCCTGTTTTGTAAATCCGTTATGCTTCCGGCAAGGTCGCGGGGTTTATTTGCAATGGTAATTCTTACGTTGCCCGGATTTCCGGTAATATCACCCTTTGAAATCCCAACAATGGGAAAACTGTCATTTATGCCGTCCATGTCATCTATTATCCGTACCGTGTCACCGATAACAAATTCGTCATATCTTTGCCCGGTCAGCCGGAAAAGGTCTACCGCCCCCACCGTATAGGAAATAAACGGTTCCTGTGCCGCTTCCAGTATTTGCTGGCCGTATGCTTTCAAACTTTCGGCATCTTCGAAGCGTCTATCCGCTAAAATGGAAGCCCTTAACCCCCATGTGGTAATGGTTGGAGCGTCAAGGTACGGAATCCCACCATTTACCGCCCGGATGTCGAGTTGGTTATCCCCTTCGCCATAACCGAGGCAATATAATCTGGTAATCAAATTTTTGGAATCTTTGTTTTTGCTTATTTGTTCCATGTTTTTGCCATACCGTATTTCCGATTTTGGTTCGCTGCTTAATCGTTTTAATGATAAAACCCACGGATAGGCAGTTGTATCGAATCCCCAGATATAGGGTTCGTTAAAGGGTTTTGCTATGGAAAACAAAGCCGACAGTAGGTTTTCGTTTTCCCATTTATATTCAAATTGCCGGGAAAAATCACACTGTCCGAGCCGCCAGTTTTGCGTTGTTTGGCGGTCTATCACATAGCGGATTACTTGGCTGGTGGAAACACCTATATTTCCTACTTGATGGTACTGGAATAAAACGTCATCAAGCAGCGTTGCCAGAACGTGTTCACATTCGTAGTAAATGGTGGCATTGGTGCTTCTTGTTAAATCCTCACCGATTATCCTAAAAAATTCTACCCGCTTTTTGTTGTCGTAAATTTCCACGAAATTAAAAGGTTGGCAGTGGATGTTTTTGGGGTCATCAGCGGGTAGGGAAAAACTTGCATTCCACAAACTGTTAATGCTCAAATCATATCCAATATTTGAAGCGTTTTGTAAAAACGCCACTCTTTGCTGTTGTTGGTTATAAACTTGAATTGTGTCTTTTTGCGCCATAAAACCCACCCCCCCGGATGCATGGGCGAGCAGTTTCGCGTAAGCGAAACGACCAGCCATCCATTACAGCCATAAATCTTTCCACAAAATGTTATATGATATGTTCCGGTTTTGTACCCCATCTTCATAAAGAATGACGTTATCGCCCGGACGCAGTTTGAAGAATTCACTGTTTTTTCCAACATAACGGGTTACGTCTTGCCCGTTTAATGTCACCGTCATTTCCCCTGTGTCGATTACCAAATCCCCGCCAATTGGCAGAATAAGCCCTTCGAGGTCTATAACGGCGTAGCCGTACATTTCTGCCATGCCATAAACGTCCAGTGAAAGGTTTGTGTTTGGTGAATCCGCAAACAGTAAGCGGGTTGCCCTGCCGTTGGCATTAATAACCATGGAAATGGCGGGTGAAGCCGCTCTAATTACCCGCGAGGCTGCTGCAGTCAAACCCAATATTAACCTTGCGTTCGGGGCATCTACAGAAATTTTTCGAATGCCTGTGCCGTCAATTCCCATTACTAAATTTGCTAAAATATCTAAAAACATCCGGCGTGTCATATCGGCTTTTATTTCCAAGTCGAGATTGGCGGTTTCCGGGTTTCCGAGTAGCCTTTTCCTGTTTTGTCCGGTGGTGTTTAGGGAAAGCCTTACCATTGATGGCGGTGGTTGTAGGTTTCGTGTGGGTTTCGCATTTATGTCAAAATTTAATACAGCAGTTGACGCTGATGCCTGTATAGAAAGGAAACCCGCCGCTGTGCCTGTTAAAGCCATGTTTGCCACACCAGCCGCCACTTCCAAACCGGATGAATCTGTATTAAATTTCCCCCTGTTGAAAGGTTGTCGGTTAAACATGGCAGAACCCCCTTTTATTGCATTGAAACTTCTAAATTCCCGGCACTAACAGAAAATTGCATCCCGGCAAATATTTCTTTTGCTACAGCCCACGGAGCGAATGCCATCAAATTCCCGCCTGTGGCCGCACTTCTGATTCCGAAAAATGGAATGGAGCCTACATTAACTTCGGGAATCGGGAAATTAAGGACTGTGGAATTCCTTATCACGGCCGCCCCGCCGGACTGGGATGGCGCGTCAAATGTTATTACTTGCCGCGCATATCCGGGGTACGAAACTTCCACCCCTATATCTTCACTTGTGGGGTCCGAAATATATAATCCCAGAAAAACCTGTGAAGACGCTGTAATCGCCGTGTTTCGGAAAAAATGGTTTAGTACAGCGTTTCGAAGCCAATTGCTGGAGCGGTTGTTGAATTGGATTATTATTCTTCCGGCAGGGACGGTGAATTGGTCGAATCTGGTAACGGCATATTTACCGTCATTTTGACGGCCTTCATCTCTAAATTCACCGTATGCTAAAAGGTTACCGCCTGTCAGCGCGGTTCGTATGCCCCAAAATCCTACGGTTTCACTTCCTGTTGTCCAGTCAGCGGTCGCTTCCGGAAATTGGATGTTTGCGTTGTTTGTTATGCTGCTGATATTCCCTTGCGGAATCGGCGCGTTGAATGTTATTTGCTGCCTTATATAACCGCCGCCGGATATTTCCTGCCCGGTGTCAAAATCCGTAGGGTCGGTACGGTACAATGCTAAGAAAACCTGCGGCGGGGCCGCCACTGCATTGTTTCGGAAGAAATGGTTTAATACGGCATCTTCTAAAAAATTGGAAGCGTTTGACATTATCCATCAGCCTTTCTTGTTAAAGTTATTTGTGAAATATCAGCCGTGCCGATATTTTTTATATAAATCAAACACGGTGTGTCTTGCGTTCCCGTTGTTCGTACCTTATTTTCGTGAGGATTATCCGTGAAAGTTTCCGTTATCTGGTTGTAATACGGACTTTCCGCGAATGGGTTACAGTCAAATGGGACGCTGGTTTCCCCTGTGGTTGTTAGCTGTGTTATCGCCAGTGGCTGGTAAACCTTGGCGCGGTACGCCTTGTCGGGTTCATCGTCAAAAATTAATAGCCCTGTTCCCGACAGCCAATGCGCCGCCGCCCTTGCCAGCCCCCTTAAATCCGGCAAATTATAAGAAGCAAATGTTAAATCTACCGTGATTATCCTTTTTTCATAGGTGTTGTTTCCATAATCTAAAACCCCATCCCGCCCCGGAATTACAAATTCATTCCTTCTTTTTTCGGGTAAAAGGCTTCTGTCATCGGATAACGCCACAACATGGAATTCCTTGCTGTGTTTGTCATTGAATTTAAACCCTATGCCGTATTTCATGCGAAAACCACCCCCGCGCCGCGCATGGATTGTTGCTGCTTGCGGAATAACGCCCCGGCGATTCTGTTAATGTCAGATTCTTCCCGCACTACCAATTCCGCTATATTGAAATTATTTGTTATTCCAGCCGCCCCTGTTAAATCAGCCCCTGCGCCTTTTGGGTAAAAACTTCCGCGCACGACAGCGTCAAGTTCTAAATCTTTGGGTATTGAATCCCTTATATCGTTTTCCACTTGTTTCATCTCATCTATAAAACCGACACCCAGCCCTTCTGCCATGGAAGTGCCGATTCCGGCGAAAACTGTTGAGGGGGAAGAAATGCCAAAAAACCCTTTTAATTTACTTACAATCCCGCCCATAAAGCCGGAAATCTGATTCCAAATCCACCCGGCGGCATCGGATATTCCTTGCCACAGCCCCTGTATTAAATTCAAACCCGCTTCTTTCATCCGGTCCCATGCTTTGGCAAATTCGTTTTTTATACCGTTTACAATGTTTTCTACTGCGTTTCGCATGGCATCGCCAACCGCATCCAGTTTTGTAAATAGCTGTGTCAATAATTGCACACCAGCTTCTTTTATCGCGCCCCAATTGTCAGCAAGCGCATCTGTTATGCCAAATATTATCAATGGTATTGCTTTTAATATCTCCCATATAATGGTTGGTAGGTTTTCAACCAAGCTAACCAAAAGTTTCACGCCTGCGTCGATAATTTTTCCCATGCTTTCCGTGTCGGTGAAAACATTTACCAGTCCATCTACTATTTTGGGTACGGCTTCAATCACGCCGCTTATTATTGCGGGTAAATTTTCAACCAGTGACGTTAAAAGGGTAACGCCCGCATCTATAACGGTTTCAACATTATTTACAATAAAATCCACAATCGCGCCGATGAGTTCCGGCAGCCGTTCTATTATTTTGGGAATTGCCCCAATTACACCCTCTGCTAAACCGACAACTAATGCCAATGCGCCCTCCAGCAAAAGGTCTAAATTATCAATTATTCCGTCAACTACTGCTAAAAGCATATCAATAACGGCTGGTATCAACTCCGGCAGTTCGTTGCCTAAATCTTTGGCAAGGCTGGCGATTATCTCCATCGCCGCATTTGCCAATTCGGGCAGATTGTCAATTATCCCTCTGACGATTCCCAATAAAAGTTTACCCGCCGCCATTACAATCGAAGGTAGACTTTGACTTAAAGTGGTTAAAATGCTGTTTATTATCGAAGAAGCACTTCCCACTATAGTATCTATGTTATTGGCGATTCCGTTTGCTACTGCGGTTAACAGCTTCCCGCCCATTTCCAGAACTGTTGGCAAAAATGTATCAATTGAATTTGCAATATCTGTAAACACGTTATCAAAGGCCGCAGATAATTCTTCCACTGAATCTTCGCCTTGCAGTAATCCCACAAACGCCTCAGATAAAGAGGATATTGATGGAAGCATACCGCCCAATATTTGTGCTTTCATTTCGTTGGCAAGCGTACCCACGGATATTTTTGTATTGTCGAGTACGGTGTTAAGGTTTGCCATTTTTCCTGCATCCGTCTGCGCCAACGCTTCATTTACCCCCGCCATGCTTTCGCTGACCATATTGGTGATAAATTCCACCCGTTCCATTTCGTTTGCGGTTTTGAACCATTCCCGCTCGGTTTGGGTAAGGGTAAACCCTTGTTTTGCCAAGCCGTCAATGCTTCCGTTTATTGCCTTGCCGAGTGCGGTTGCTACATTTCGCGCCTGTTCACTGCTTGCGGTCGCGCCGTATTGGTAAGCAATGTAATCATTCATAACCGGGAGCATATCTTCCAGCGATTGCTTGCGTTCCACAAAAGATGCTAACTCCGCCAGTGCCGTTGTTTGGGCAGTTTTGGAAACGACACCTACTTTTTCTTGTGCCGCCGCGAGGTCTAAAAGGCTTGACACTTGGTCATCGCTTGCGTCCATGGTGTTCCGCATGACTTGTGATAAAAGCGTTTGTGCCTGTGTCGCTTCGGCCGCCATCCCCATGCTGTCGGAAACATAATCCTTTATTGCCGCGCCTACCGCTTTTACTGAATCCACAATGGCTTTTAATCCGGCTTTTATTGCGTCAGCGGCGAGATTTGCCAGCAGCATATCTTTGAAAGTGCTGGATTTTTTCCCTGTGCTATCCATTTCCGTTCCAAGGTCTTTTGTGTCTTTTTCCGTTTCGTTTAGGTTTTTCCCGGTATCGTCTAACGCGCCGCCCATGCCGTCTAACGCTTTTTCGTTGCCTTTTAATTCCCGCTCCATGCCGTTTAATTCCGCTTGCGCCTTGTTTAACTGAATCTGCCAGTTTTGGGTCCGCTTGTCGTTTTCACCGAAGCTGTCAGAAGCGTTCTCCAGCGCGGAGCGAAGCATGGTTATTTTATCTTTTTGTGCTTCTATTTCTTTATTCAGCACCGTATTTCTGGACGCTAACGATTGCGCGGATTTGTCATTTTTATCAAATTGTGACGTTACCAACTGCATTTCGCTTCCCAATACCTTGAAGGACTGGTTAATTTCGTTTAATGCGGCCTTGAAATCCTTCTCACCGTCTATGCCTATGCGTAGCCCAAAATCAGCCATATCAACCAGCCCTTTCTATATTGGTATTATTTCGTCAATGCTTAGTTCTTTTAGCGGTTTTTCCCGCTGGTTATATTGTTGATGGCAAGCCCACAAATCCAAAAATAAGCCAATTGACATATTCCAAAATGTGTCGGCAGTCATTCCCATTTGTACCGTTCCGCAGTAGTAAAGCCGGGTAAATACTTCCACATCATCTACCCGGCTGACCTGTTTCCCGATTCTGGTTCGCTACGCACATTTCTCCCTGTGCCTTTTTGCATCGCCGCTGTTATCGCTTCCCTAAATGTTGCCAGTTCAGCGGGTGATGTAAGGATTTCCACTTCATCCTCGGTCAGCAATTCCTTGGGATTATCCTTATTTTTCAAGTTGTGGATTAGAATTGGCTGGTTCACCAGCAAAACAATAAGCCATATAATTTCTGTCAAAGCCATTTCAAAATTTTCTGAGGAAAATAATTTTTCCCCAAGGTTTGACAGCCCACCGTATTTTTTACCGATTTCCCGTGTTGCCCTTGTGGTCAGCAACATTTCGTATTCATCGCCGCCAATTTTTACCCATGCGCTTCTATCGTCATCCATTATTTGCCTCCTCGTCTACGGGTTCTGTTTCGGGTCCGTCATCGCCGCCACCTGTGGGTTCGCCATCGCCGGGTCCGGGTTCGCCGTTGCCGCCGGGTTCCCCATCACCGGGTTCCCCATCGCCGGAATCGCCGCCGCCTATTTGTTCACTACCTCCACTTTTGGTAAATTCGGGTTCATACACTTCGCTGTACCAATTTTCAAAAATGGATTGCGGTACTTCATCCCCCTCTGTAACTTCCGCTTTCCATGGGTGTTTTCCTTGACCATCCACTTTATTCCTACGGAGTACCGTTCCCGTAATAGACGGCGTTTGGAAAGTAATTGAATCGCCTTTGGTTTGTAATTTTGTGCCGGGAAAACCGAATTGCACACGGTAAAACCAAAAATAACGATATAACCCGCCGGGTTTTTGTGCGCGGAATCCTATAGCTACGGGTTTTCCTATATCTTCCGATGCGGCTATCAATACGCCGTTTTCGTCAAGGGTTGCGCCTGTTAATGCCATTACTACCGATTTTTTCAAATCGTCTGTACCAATGACCAGCGTTCCGCTTTTAAAGTCTTTGATAACAATTGCCAATCCGTCATCAGCAAAAAGGTTTGCTTCCACCAATTCCACGGTTAAATCGCCGCTTATGGCTTTTGCCATTTGGATTGGTACGCCATATGTTTCGTTGCCGTCTGCATCTTCTGTGATTTCTGCATAAAACAATTTATCCATTCCGATTGTTGCCATGTAAAATCACTCCTCTACTGGATAATATTTCGCTACATCTACAGCCACGTTGTAAAACCCGGTATCATCTTCATGTGCCAAATAGCGGCGGTCGGTGATGGTGAAATCTGCCGCCAGCACCGCATCCACAATCTGCTTTTTGCGCCGGAGATAATTCCCTTTGGTAAAAAGTGAAATTCTTACTTCATGCACATCAACCTGTGGGCGATTATCGGCAAAATATGAAAAATCCTCCGTTATTGGTGTAAGGACGCAGTATTCATCCGGTGGTACGCCGCCGAACACCCCCGTTTCCACGGGCAGGGGAATATTGGCTATCAAAGTGTTTAATTCTTCTAAAATTGTCACAATTTTTTAGCCTCCTCATCAAACTGTGCCTCGATTGCGGCTTCTACCGAATGCCGCGCTTTATTTCTTGCGGATTTCAGAAAGGGTTTAGGCGGTTGACCGCTTTTACCGTATTCCAACACATTTGCCACCAGCGCGTTGGGTCTGCCATCCCGCCGGGGTTCATTGAATCCGATTTTTACATCTCGTACCCCTCGGCTGTTTGTTTTTGGGGGAGAAACACCCAAAGCACCCACCAATTCCCCGGTGGCGCGTGATGGAAGTTTTGTGTTTTTGCCGATTGCACCTTCCAAACCGTCACGGACATAGGGCAGTGCCGCATTCCCGGCGGCTTCCAGACATGAATTAATTATCCTGTCGGTTTGGTCTGCCAAATTGGAAAACCGCTCCAGTAATTCGTCCGGCATAATCATGGTTACTTTCGCCACAAAATCACCCCTTGCTTGGTTCTATGCGTTCCGCGAGTGCTTCCCAATACATTCCACGATTGCGAACATCTTCTATGCTTGTTATGCGGTATTTCGCATCGTTCCATATAATGGCGTGTGTGGTGTCCACTTCCACGTTGGGTATTTTACGGAATCGGAACAATACGGTTGCGGTGGAAAATGCCGCCCGGTTTGCCCAGCTTTTATTTCCGTACCGTTGTTCTGCATACGCCCGGACGGATGCCAAAATATTGTCGGTTTGGGCTACAAACCCTTCCGGGTCTTTTTGCGGGACCGTTTCCACGATGTCTATAAATTGATTCATTTTGCCGAAACTCAAACCGACCACCTCTTGTTCATGGAAAACAGCCGATTAACCGCTTGCCAAACTTGTGCCGCCGCATTGGATTTATCCGCAAAAAATCCCGCAGTGGCTCCATCTCTGCTCTCGAAAAAATGGCTTGCTAACATAACAACGCCCTGCACGGTTGCAGGAGGCAATTTATCATCTTCTCCATAAACCACATGCTGGTAACCTTCGGCATAATCGATTGCGGCGAGGATACAATCAGTTATTATCTCGTTGTCCTCATCATGCGGTATAATCAGATTGGCTTTGACCTTGGGAAGCAGGAGTTCAATTTTATCCATGCCCCTTACCCTGTTGTTGTGCCGCCCATTTGCAAAAGCTGGATACCTTCAGCAAGAATAACCTTGCCGTCTACACGCTGTGTTCCAATGAAGCCTACCTGACCGTTTCCGGCAAAAAGTTCATTTAATCTCTGCACAGTACGCCCCATGCGGTCTGCAACCCAATAATGTGCAAAATCACCGAAAGCCACAGGCAATGAACCCGCCTCAACAATGGG